GGCGGTTTCGCCGCGCAGAAAGGACTGTTCTGATGGCGCTCCTCGACCAATATGGCCGGCCGGTCCGCGTGTCGGCCCTCAAGCAGCTTCAGGCCGAGCCGGGGATCACCGGCGTACGTCAGGTCTGGACCGATTCCGTCGCCTCGGGCCTGACGCCGTTCCGGCTCGCCTCGATCCTGCGGGCCTGCGACGAGGGCCAGCTGGANNTTCCTGACGCTGGCCGAGGAGATGGAGGAACGCGACCCGCATTATTTTTCGGTCATGGGCACGCGCAAGCGGGTGATCTCGGGAATCAAGCCGAGGGTCGAGCCGGCCAGCGACAGTGCACGGGACCGCAAGATCGCGGATGCCGTCAAAGCCGATATCGCCGAACACGAGGGCTTCGGGGATCTGGTCGAGGATATCCTGGACGCGCTCGGCAAGGGCTTTTCGGTCGTCGAGATCGACTGGGAAACCACGGCATCGGTGTGGCGCCCGCGTGAGTTCATCCAGCGCGACCAGCGGTTCTTCACCTTCGATCAGCGTACGCGGCGCAAGTTGCGCCTTAAGGACGAGGCCGATCCGGTGAACGGGATCGAGCTGGAACCGTTCAAGTTCATCACCCATTTCGGCCGCTTGAAGTCCGGCCTGCCCTATCGCGGCGGGCTGGCGCGCATCGTGGCCTTCGGCTGGATGTGCAAGGCTTATACGCTCAAGGACTGGATGGCCTTTGTCGAGACCTATGGTCTGCCGCTACGGCTCGGCCGCTACGGCCCCGAGGCGACGAAGGAGGATGTTCAGATCCTGTTCCGGGCCGTGGCGAACATCGGCACCGATGCGGCGGCGGTGCTGCCCGACAGCATGCGGATCGACTTCGAGCAGATTCAGGGTGGCGCGTCCAGTGAGAGGGTTTTCGAAGGGCTGGCGCGCTATGTGGATGAGCAGGTATCGAAGGCGGTCCTCGGACAGACGATGACGTCGGACGACGGGTCCAGCCAGTCGCAGGCCGAGGTCCACGACGAGGTGCGCCACGACATCGCCGCGTCCGACGCGCGCGCGGCCACCAGCACGGTCAACCGCGACGTTGTCCGATCTTATGTCGATCTGAATTACGGGGTGCAGGAGCAATATCCGCGCCTGCTGCTGGAGGTCGAGGAGCCTGAGGATCGCACCGCCTGGGTCAATGGTGTCGACAAGCTGCTGGGGCGTGGCCTGACGGTGAAAGCATCAGAACTTCGCGCCAAGTTCGGCTTGTCTGAACCTGAGGGTGAGGATGAGGTGGTGGGCGGCGTCCCGGCGCCGACCGAACCGTCGGCACCTACCGCCATGAACCGGCAGCAGGAAGGTGACGAGATCGACCTGATTGCCGAGGAGATGCTGGCGGACTGGCAGCCGGTGATGCAGCCCCTGATTGATCCGGTCGAGGCGCTGCTGGCGCAGGTGACCACGCTGGAGGAGTTCCGCGACCGCCTGCCGGAACTGGCCGGGACCATGGACGAAAGCCGGCTGGTCGATGCACTGGTGCGCGGCATGGTCAAGGCCCGCGCCTTGGGCGATGCCCGCGATGGCTGACCGGCCCGCCTACAGTTTCGATCCCGGCCCGCCGCCGGAAGTGATCCGATTCTTCCGGGGCAAGGGCGTCCGCGACAGCTTCGATTTCGACGAGATCGAGCCTGAAGAACACGCCGTCTCTTTCGCGGCGGCGAAGGCGACCAAGGCCGATGTGCTGCTGGATATCCGCGCAGCGGTCGAGGCCGCCATCGCCGAGGGTCAGACGCTGGAAACCTTTTCGGCCAACCTGACACCGATCCTGCAAGCCAAGGGCTGGTGGGGCAAGACGCTGATGGAGGATCCGCTGACCGGCGAGGATCGGTTCGCGCAGCTCGGCTCGCCCCGCCGTCTGCGCACTATATACAATGCCAACCTCCGGTCAGCCCGCGCCGCCGGCCAGTGGGAGCGGATCGAGCGCACCAAGAAGCTGCTGCCCTATCTGGAATACCGCCTCGGCCCGTCCGAACGCCACCGCCCCGCGCATGAGGCCAAGGCCGGGATGATCCTGCACGTGGACGATCCGTTCTGGGATGAGTGGATGCCGCCGAACGGATGGGGCTGCAAATGCTGGGTGCGGCAGATCACCAGGGCGGAGGCCGAACGTCGCGGGATCTCGCCATCGCCCAAGGTGCCAGACACGGTCTGGGAAAACAGCCGCACCGGGCAGGTGCAGATCGTTCCGGCCGGCATCGACCCCGGCTGGCATCGTAATCCGGGCAAGCTGCGATTGCAGGGCGTCGAGGCGGTGCTGGGCGACAAGATCGACCTGTTGCCGCCCGACGCCCAGACGGCTGCGCTGCGGGACATGGCCACAAGCTGGCGGGTCAAAAGGATCCTGAGCGACGGGGCGCCGGGTCAGGTGCCAATAGCCGCGCTGGATACGGATATCGCCGCGCGGCTCGGCGCGGAAACAAGGCTGATCAATATCTCGGCTGCGACGGCCGAGAAGCAAACCCTGCATCATTCCGAGTTGGCGCCGGAGGATTATGCGCGGCTGGTCGATCTGCTGGCGACCGGCCGGGCCGTGGCGCAATCCGAAACCCACCTCGCATTCGTCGGGCGCGATGCTGACCTGCCGTGGATCGCGGTCGTCAAGCGCACGCTGGACAGACGCGAGGTATTCCTGGTCAGCCTGTATAAATCGGCATCCGCGCGTTATGTGGACCGGCTTATCCGCCGAGGTGAAATATGGAGGGATTGAGAAGCGCCTGGGAGGACGTCACATCCTCCGCGACTCAGGGCCGGTTCGACGGGATACTTGGCTCAGGCGCACCATATATATAGTCGTGCGCGCCGGATTTTGCAACGCGCGCCGCGCCCCCGGATCGCAACAGGCCCTGCGGCTCGATTTGAATACCGTTTGAATACCCTTGCGCGGTCCTGACGGGCGCGACTACCATCCAGGGCGAAGGGTCGCTCAGCGGCGCGCTCAGCGCCTCGTCCCGAACCCCCGGGAAATCGCGATGCCCCCGAAACCGCATCCCCCGGCCCCGGGTCGCGCGGCTGTGCGATAGCACGTCCATGACACGATCATCCTCCACACTCGCGGGCATCGCCCTCAATGTTCAGGACGGCGCGGCGCCGGACTGGGTCCAGCTCATTCCGGCCGGACCCTCGATCCTCGGCCGCGACGGCCGGCGCTGGACGATGTCCGATCCCGAGGCGGTGGTGACCGCGACCAACCGTCTGGGTCAGCCCCCGCATGTCGACGTCGAGCATTCGACGCAGCATCGCGGCGCGAAGGGCGAGCCTGCCCCGGCAGTTGGCTGGTTCGACCGGATCGAAGCGCGCAACGGAGCGATCTGGGGCAAGGTCGACTGGACCGACGACGGCCGGACCGCCGTCGCCTCGCGCGCCTATCGCTATCTCAGCCCGGTCTTCCGCTTCGATCGCCGCACCGGCGAGGTGCTGGCGATCGTCTCGGCCGGGCTGACCAACAATCCCAACCTCGACATGGCCGCGCTCAACGCGGCGGAACAGGAGACTGACACGATGGACGCCGCTGTCCTGGACGCCCTCGGCCTCAGCGCCAATGCCACCGCCGCCGATGCGGTCGTGGCCATCACCAAGATCAGGGAGGCCCGCGACACCGCGCTGAACGCGGCGCAGGTGCCCGACCCCGTGAGATTCGTGCCGCAGGCGGACCATCAACTGGCCCTGAACCGCATCGCCGGTTTCGAGGCGGCCGACCGCGCCCGTCAGGATGCGGACATCGCCGCCGCGCTGGATGAGGCGGTTGCGGCCGGCAAGATCGCCCCGGCCTCGCGCGATTACCACCTTGCCGCCTGCCGGGCCGAAGGCGGGCTGGATCGCTTCCGCGCGGCGATGGCTGTGGCGCCGGCGATCATCGCGCCGTCGGGGCTGGACGCGAAGAACCCCGACAAGCCGCAGGCTTACAGCGCCGAAGAGCTGGCCGTCTGTCAGGCGATGAACATGGACCCGGCCGAAGTCTTCGGCGCGGGCAAGAAGGAGTAAGCCGTCATGGCGATCATCACCCCTGCGCTTTTGACGGCGCTGAACACCAGCCTGCAAAAGGCGTTCAAGGACGCCTATGCCGCCATGCGCGCGCAGGCGGTCTTCGAGCGGATCGCGACCACGGTGCCCTCCAGCACCGCGACCAACACCTATTCCTGGCTGGGTGACTTCCCGACACTTCAGAAATGGATCGGCGACCGTGTCATCCGCGACATGAAGGCCAGCGGCTACCAGATCAACAACGAACTTTACGAGGCCACGCTGGGCGTCGCGCGCACCGCGATCGAGGATGACCAGTATGGCCATTACGCCACCGTCGCGGCAAGCATGGGCCACGAGGCCGCGCAGCACCCCGACCGGATCACCGCCGCGCTGCTGGCGACGGGCACTGCCTCGCTCTGCTACGACGGGCAGTATTTCTTCGACACCGACCACCCGGTCTACCCCAACGTGGACGGAACCGGCGTCGCGGCCACCGTGTCCAACTACAATTCCGGCGGCGGTGCACCCGGCGCGGCGTGGTATCTGCTGGACACCCGCAAACCGCTGAAGCCCCTGATCTTCCAGGAGCGCACGAAGCCAGAGTTTGAACACAAGACCAGCCCCGGCCAGTCCGATCATGTCTTCATCAAGGACCAGTACCTGCACGGCATCCGCTATCGCTGCAACGGCGGCTACGGGTTCTGGCAGATGGCCTATTGCTCCAAGGCCGCGCTCGACGCCACGAATTTCGTGGCGGCGCGCGACGCGATGGCGGCGTTCAAGGCCGATGGCGGCCGCCCGCTGGGGATCCGGCCGGACGTCCTGCTGGTGCCGGCCTCGCTGCGCAGCGCGGCGCAAAACTTGATCGACAAGGCCAATCTGGCCGGCGGCGAAAGCAACATCCACTACAAGGCGGTCGACGTGATCGTCTCGGACTGGATGTAAGGGGGCGGCCATGAAGGTGCTTGTGAAAACCACCGCCGATCCCGGTCCCTTCCACCGCTGCGGCCGCGCCTGGACGAAGGCCGGCGTAGTCGTGGACCGGGACGAACTGTCCAAGGCCGAATGGGAGCGTCTGGCGGCCGAGCCGATGCTGCATATCGGCCCGGCGCCGGACGAGGCTGAACTGGCCGAGGCCGATACCGCCATCCTGACCGACGAATTGCGGCGCATCATCGCCGGTCTGGACGCGGACGGTTTCGGCAAGGACGGCAAGCCGAAGCTGGAAGCGCTGCGCGCCGCGCTGCCGAAGGCGAAGGACCAGATCACCGCCGAATTGCGCGATCAGGTCTGGGCGGCGCTGACGCCGACAAAGCCGGCGCCGGGCAACTGATCGGAGCAGCGGGCACACGTCCCTTCCCAGCGTGAGGGCTGTCGGCGCGGAAGTTCCAGCAGGCCAGGCAACAGCGCAAAAACATGGGCGTGACAGCCGGGAGAGACCGGCACCAGTTTCAGCGCAGGAAGAAGCATGACCGGACGACACGCCCTTTACAACGAAGCTATCGCGCTATTCAGGTCCAGCGGTCGCGTGTCCACGTCCTTTCTGCAGCGCAGTCTGGGTCTTGGCTACAACGAGGCGGCTCGGATCGTCGAACAGCTTGAGGCCGACGGTCTGATCACTGCGCCCGACAACGTCGGTCGCCGTGATCTTGCTCCGGGTGAGGGGGCGGCATGACCTACGCCATCGCCCAGGATATCGTCGAGCTTTACGGCCCGTCCGCCCTCTATGTGGCGGACCGGGACAATGACGGCGCGGCGGATGACGGGGCGGTCACCCGCGCGCTGTCCTTGGCCTCGGATGAGATCGACAGCTATGTCGGCGTCCGCTACGCCCTGCCGTTGCCCGCCGCGCCGGGCATCCTGCGCCAGCATTGCGTCGATATCGCGGTCTATCGGCTGGCGCTGTCCGCCGATGTGCTGACCGAGGAGCACCGGCGGCGTTACGACGACGCTATCGCGCATCTGCTGCGGATCGCAAATGGCAAGGCCGCGCTGGTGCTGCCCGTCGATCCTGATGCGCCGGTCGATCCCGACGACACCCCCGGCAGCAACAGCCCGCGCCCGATCGTGGCCGATGGCCCACCCCGCCTGTTCACCCGCGAAGCGATGAGGGAATTCTGATGGCCGGCGTCGTCACCGAAATCCGTCTGGACATGGCGGGCGCCCGCCGCCTGCGCGATCTGTCGGCCGAGGATATGGAGACGCTGGTCTTCGCGGCCGGCGAATTGATGGTGACCCAGACCAAGACTCGGATCGCGGACGAAAAGACCGATCCCGACGGCGCCGCCTGGGCGCCATGGTCTGACGCCTATGCGGTCACCCGATCCGCGCATCACTCGCTGCTGGTCGGCGTCGGCAATCCCGGCCTGCTGGAAAGCATCGCCAATTATTCGACCGGCGATGCCGCCGTCGTCGGCACCAATCTGATCTATGGCCGCCGCCACCAGTTCGGCGACGAGGACGGCGAGGGCATCCCCGCGCGCCCCTATCTGGGCCTGTCCGGCGAAAACCGGGCCGAGATCGAGGAGATGGTGGTCGATGGGCTGGAGGCATTCCTGCAATGAGCATCCGCCCCGATCTGCTGGCCGTCCTGCCGCAACTGGTCGCCGACCAGGTGCGGGTCTGGCTGCCGCATCTGGCCACCTGCAAGGGCGTCGTCGGCCGGATCGATCTGGCCGAGGTCAAGCGGCTGGGCATTCAGGCGCCGGCGGTGCTGGTGTCCCGCTTCGGTGCCCGGATCGACCGGACCCATGCCGGGCCGCACCGGCAATATCTGATCGACATGGCGGCCTTCGTGCTGACAAAGAACGTGATCGGGCTGGACCGCAACGACGCCGCCTCGGCCATCACGCAGGCGCTGCTGGCGCAGCTGCCGGATATGGATCTGGCGGTCGAGGGCGTGGGCGAGGCTTCGGAAGTGGCCGAGCACTCGCTGATCACGACGGATGTTCAAAAGGAGGGCATTGCTCTCTGGGCCGTGACGTTCCGACTGCGTGTCGCGCTGGCCGGTTTTCCCGAGGCGCCACCGATCACGCCGCAGCTTTACGTCGGCTGGGCGCCCGAGATCGGCGCCGCGCACGAGGCCGATTACGAACTGGTCGGGGGGCA